CGCTGGTCTGCCAAAGAAATGCACGGCGCACGGCTTGCGGAAATCGTTGCTGCGTCGTCTCGCAGAAGGCGGAAAATCATCGAAGGAAATCGCATCAGTCAGCGGACACAAAACGCTGAAAGAGATTGAGCGTTACACGCAAGCAGCAGATCAACGAACGCTCGCTGAATCCGCAATGGACGTGTCTAAAACCCGTCGCAAGTTAGACAATCGGTCGCGCAAGCCATGACAAACAAACAAGAATTTTTCAGCGCGCCTTATAGGATTGTTACCGTAAACGGCTGCTTAACCAATGCTTTACGGTGTCTAACCCCCGGAAACACCCCCACTGACTCTCAAGGGCTTTTCGCCCGAGTGTCTAAAGAAACGCGCGGCTTCCCCGTCCCCACGGTCACTAGCGCCAGCCGCGCGCTCCAGGCCGGGCGCTGTGCTGCCCACGGCGTCCGGCCAACTGTTTCATCACATGACCGACGCGCAATCTCATAGCGGATAGATACCGATGGCCGTTCAAATCCTCCGAGGCGATTGCCGCGAAGTCCTCCGCACCCTGCCGGATGACAGCGTGCATTGCTGCGTCACGTCGCCCCCGTATTTCGGGCTGCGTGACTACGGCGTGGACGGACAGATCGGGCTTGAGCCGACACCGGATCAGTTCATTGCGGAGCTGGTGGCGGTGTTTGCCGAGGTGCGGCGGATCCTGCGGCCTGACGGTACGCTCTGGCTCAACCTTGGGGACAGCTATCAGAACGCCAAGGGTCAATCGGGCGGCGTTGACCCGAAACAGCCGGCGCGGCGGCATCTGCGAACGGCTCGGCCGCAAGACCGGACTATCCCCGGCCTAAAGCCCAAAGACCTGATCGGCGTCCCGTGGATGGCCGCCTTCGCCCTGCGAGCCGACGGATGGTATCTGCGCGAGGATATCATCTGGTCGAAGCCTAACCCGATGCCCGAAAGCGTGCAGGACCGCTGCACCCGATCCCATGAATATCTGTTCCATTTCAGCAAGAGCCGGGTCTACCACCACGACGCCGACGCCATTGCCGAAGATGCCATCTATACCGGCCTCGCCAACCAGGACGAGAATGGCTTCAAGGATCCCCGCTCATTCAAAGGCAAGCACAAGGACGGCTATCGGACCCCCGATAAGCAGCGAGGCCACAGTCGCCGCCATGCCGGCTTCAACGACCGATGGGACGCGATGGAGCGCGCCGAACAGTGCAGCGGCAAGCGCAATAAGAGATCCGTCTGGAACGTCGCCACTCAGGGCTACAGCGAAGCCCACTTTGCCACCTTCCCGCCTGCGCTGATCGAGCCTTGCATTAAGGCGGGGACTAGCGGAGGCGGGTGCTGCGCTCGCTGCGGCAACCCGTGGAAGCGGGGCACAACCAAGATCGCATCGAGCTTAGGACAGACGAGCAATCGCCAGTGGTCATCAGAATCCGTTGATGGGTTTGTTCCGAGTTGCGCCTGTTCGATAAGCGGGGACGGTGGCCGCGATGACTTTGGGCCGCCGCCGGCAGTGCCATGCACGGTGCTGGATCCATTCGGCGGAGCCGGCACGACCGGCATGGTGGCTGACCGTCTCGGCCGCAACGCTATCCTGATCGAACTCAATCCTGAATACGCGGCGTTGGCCGAGCGGCGCATTACCAACGACGCCGGCATGTTCGCCAATGTCGCGGCCGAATAACCGTTAACAGCGCAAGACAGAACAGGAGGTTCACTATGGGGGAATGGCCGCTTCCGTTTAACAGGAACTACTACTGTCCGACGTGCGACGGCATCCATATCTCGGAGCGCCACGCCTATATGGCCGGTCTTTTACTCTATGATGGAGGGCATCTAGAGAAACTAGACATGCTGGACGTAGAGTCGCGGAAGATGCTCGCGCTGGAACCGTGTCACGACCCGGCAGACATTTAGCCGCGCTAATTTATCAGGAGGGTCGAATGGATGTAGTAACCGCGTTCGTCATGGGTGGGATTGTGGCGATAGTCGCACTGGTCGCGTTCCTCGCATACATCTGGGAAATCGACCACCACTAATTATCAAAGAAGGCCGAACATGCACACGCTGCGGAAACTCGGAAGCACCATCAAAATCCTAGCCACGCTCGGCATGGCGCGGATGTTCGGCAAGTACGAATATTCGGGATATGACGGAACGATCCATTACGCGCGGTATCTCTGGCGCGGGCGCTGGTGGATCATCCCGACCTCGCCCGTTGACACCAGCATCGGTGAACACCTGACGGGGCGGCCCAAACGATGACTGAACGCGCGCCCATTGCAGATAACCCGTTTGCCAGCATCGACCATGCCAAGGCCCGTATTGCTCAAATCGACGCGATGTTTGAGGGCGCGACTGGCTGGGGATCGTGGATGGTGATGGCAGCGAACGAACGCGAAGAATTGGCAACGCATTTCAGCCTGCCGCAGAAGTACCAAGCGCGCACGGCGAGCGGCGGGAGAACCGACTGATGACTGCCACCAAGCCTAAACCGCTGGTTATGGCGCGCCCAAGCGGGCGTAATATGTCGCTAAAATCGACATATCTCCGGGATATGTCGCCGTCATCGACTTTAACGGAGAAGGATAGCGATGAGTGAACCAGAAAACGCCTTACGATGTAAGGGAGCGCACTATGGCCGACCGTGAAGGCGACCCGGCAAAGCAGCCGCCTGAGTGCAAGCCAGTGTTCACGCCGATACCAAACCACCCGCAGGGTCTTGGGCATTGGTCGCGGTGCCCGAACATCAAAGAGACCTATAGCGGCTTCGATGGCGAACGTTACGGCTGCAACGTGTGCGGCAAGAGTTATTTTCTCGACTACGACGACATGCGCTGAGAAACCCCGACCGGGATTGAAACAATTCGTGATGATAGGGCCTATTGCCCTATAGGCTCTTTGGCCCTATGTTGTGTTCATCGAAACGGGAGACGGACATGACCAAGCAGACCAACCCCATCAACTACACATTTACCAAGGGTGAGTTCTCCATCCACATTCATGCCCACAAGGGCTTCATCCGTGAGTCCATCCGCAACAACGTGCGCGAGATTTCATACTCGCGGTTTCGCACTTCATGCGCCTCTGACCGCGATCTGGTCGAGTGCTACGCCCAAGGGCGGCTTGCCGAATACTTGCGGAGGGCGGCATGACCGCCAACCAATTCCGCGCCGCACTGGACCGCCTGGGGCTTTCCCAGGCGGCTGCCGCTGCCCTAGTCGGTGCCGACCCCCGTACCGGACGCCGCTGGGCGCTCGACGAGCGCGCCGTGCCTGAGTGCGTGGCGATCCTGCTGCGGCTGTTGCTCGCGAAGAAAATCACCGTGGATGACATAGAGGCGGTGCGCCGATGACTGACACAGCAAAGCGCGTCCCTTCAAGCCCCGATAGCGCCCTGGCCGAGTTCGCGGCTGACCTCGCGGCAAAGCAAGAGCGGCTTGGACCGGAGTTCGAGCGCGTCCTGTTCGACAATTTGGAGGAACTTTACATGACCGACGTTCCGTCTAGACCAGAAAGCGCAGACGACCGTATGCGCTATGCCTTGGAAGAAATTATCCAGGCCGCTGATTTGCACCGGGGGACGCCGCCCTGGGTGTTGATACCCGACCATTTGATCGAGCAGGCAAAGCGCGCCGTTGAAACCGGAGGCGCTGTCAGCCAATGAGCGCGCCACTCGTCAACGATGGTCCCTTCAACGGCGTCCCGCTGCTCGAAAGGCTGCAAGACTGGCAGGATGACAGGGCCGCGCAGGCGTTTGTTCCGAACATGCTTGCGGACATGGCCGAAGCTGCCACCGAGATCAAACGACTGCGCGGGCTGCTTCTCGCGCCGTTATCGAGCGAAGAACTAAAGCTGGTGGACAAGAACAGCAATTGGGTGGCGTTCAAGCACTCGTGGAGCGCCATCGTAAAACATCGGCTCGCTGTACAGCCATCAGAGGGCGGAAAATGAGCGCCAGCGTTAGAGGCAATCGGAGGCTCAATGGAATACGATGAGGCCAGCAATTCTGAACGCCGCGCAGTCGTAGCGCGGGGTAAAGACGGAGAAAAAATCTGGATTTGGAGCGACACTGGCGAGCCGTGCAGGCCGTTCGGAGAGCCGCCCCATAAACAGCCACACTCTGAGGTTAGGGCCGACCCGGACAAAAGCTACGTCAACCAGCGCGGTGCCGAGAAGGACCAAAAGAATTGCCGTTATGGCTATGTGCTGCCGGATAAGTGCCCGTGCGGATACTATGGGAACTGTGACGGCGTTTGTACCTGATTACCGAGAGTGTCCCCGACTGGCTGTGCACGGCAATTTTGCGGGCGCTGATAAGCGACTAGGGCGTTAGCTAACAACCCATTACGCCAGCCTCCGCGTAATCTCCGCGTGCCTGCGCTGCAGCCGCTTAATCTCGCGCTCTAAATATCCCTGGACGTTGCGGAGGTCTTCGCGCGTCGGGGCAAAGGTAGTCGCCCGCATTGACAATCCGGGTGCTTCATTATCACGGAGTATTCGCCGTGCCCCGCCCCTTCGAGGCATGGGGTGGCTACCCATCCACATAGAACGAAATCCCATGCTTCGGACTTCCTGACGAACACGGCGTTCGGCCAAGCCCTCGCCCAATCATGCACATGGGACTGCCGCGTCGATCTCAATATACCGCTCTTGATCTTCGCCAATGTTCACGACAACCTTATACGATTGCCCGCCAGATTTCCCGTGGATCACCCATCTCTTCTTGTTGTTTTCCACCACGGTGGCCATCGCGATAGCGTCAACCTCGAACAGTTTTTCGGTCATGCTTTCCTCGCCCAATCTCCGTCCTCGTATTCGTCCTCATCCTCGCTGTACGGCGGGAAGTCGTGAACAAACCCTATCGCTTCCGGGAGGTCTTCTTTTTTGAGACCTGGCGTGAGCGGCTCGCCGTGCGGGATGCGCGGACGCGACTGGACCCCCTCATTCTTCCGGTCAACCGGGCGGTGTCTGCGGATTTTAAGGCTGCCGATTGGCTTGTGCATCGCTCCCCCACGTTGATGATCTTGCCCCTGAACTCCACAAGCCCATCACCGATGACGTGGACGACTTCCGGCCACATCAATCGCCCCTCAACAAACGTGAGAACGATGAAGCCGCTGCGATGGTTCTTTGGGGAGTCCTCCGAGTAGTCCACGAACTGCGGGCCGTTCGGATCGGCCAGCGTGCCGGTGTCAACGCCGAACCTCGTGCCGTTGTAATCGGTGAGAGGCGTTACCTTGAGCGAATGAAGGTGCCCTGTAACGGTCGTTGTGCCTGCGTTGAGTGTCGCGTTATGGGTGGCGTGCGTGCCGCCCTTGAGGCGGTGCTTGACCACTATCGTGCCGTTAATCCAGCATGACCAGCAGCCATCCCATAGCGGGAAATGGTCTGACAGGTGAACGCCGTGGACCCTGGCATATTCCGGGGCGACAGAGGCCAGCCGGGTTTCGTATCTGGCGTCGTGATTTCCGAGCGGCCAAATCTTGCGGGCGCGGCCTGCGGCTTCCTCAATCTCTCCAAGGCGAAGCTGAACGGCTTCTATTTCGTCTTGGACAGTCGGGTTGCTCTCCCACCCGATAGGCGGGTGCCTTGAGATGCTCGCGCCGTCGAAGGCGTCACCGTTCATAATGACGGCAACGGGCTTTAGCTCTTTGCAGAACTGGACGAACGCGCGATGGGCGGTTGTCGGTTCGCCGGGCCAATAGTGGCCGTCTGATCCGACAATGACAACGCCGTCCTGAACTTCAAGTTGAACCCGCTGGGGGTACTTCTCACGCGGGGCGAATGATCGGCCTGGCGCGTTGATGTTGATGCCAAGCCGCCGCTCTAGTCGGCTGCGCCTGCCGAAGACGTTTCGCTCCGTCGTTCCTAGGATTTTTGCGGTCTTTATCCCGCCGAGCTTTTCAAACAATTCAATGAAAGTCTTGTCGTCGCTTTGAGCGCGCAAGCAATCACCTATGCGTTGTTTCGTATAACGCGGCGAGGAACGCGAAGAACATCAGGGCAGCCCAGATCAGGGCGATGCAGATGACGAACGCCATGCTTGCCTCGTCTTGAATTCGCAATAGCCCGTGATCGGCCCGCTCAACTCGTCAATCTGTTTTGGGTCGTAACAGTAGAGGTCCGGGTGAAAGGCCGGATCGCGCCGGGCGGTGGCGTGGACGATTGCAAGGGCGACAAGCGCGGAGATCAGGACCGCGAGCGTCCAGTTCATTTTACGATGATGCTTTTCACATCCGGGAAATCCACCCGGATCGGCCAGTGCTTCTGCGTCCAGTTGCAGATAAATTCCATCGAGGATTTCAGCGTCACCGGGCCGGGCGGGATACCGCTCGGCATGATGCGCTCGCGACCGACAACGCGGCGCGGCTCGGAACCGATGAACGTAGCGAACAGGCTCGGCGCTGGCGGCGTTGCCCAGATCGTCCCCTGGCTGTCAATGATGCGCCAGTAAACGGTGCCATCACAATCACGCGCCCGCTTCGGGATGATGTTCCAGCCGAATTGATACGGCTTGCCAGCCATCAATTCCGGCGGGATGGTGTGGCCGCCCGCCAATTCGAACGGCGGCGCGCGGTCAAACGCGATGAACGAAATCGGGCCGACGACACACACCGCAATAAAGATCGCGGATGCATGGCATATGACGCGCCTGCGTAAGCTATAAAAACCCGGTCTATAGCTCATGGCCCGCCCACCTTCTTGAAGAATGGTGAGAGCCATCCCTGAATTGCCGTATAGACGGCATATGCGCCGATGACAGCGGCGGAACAGTACCCCGCCCAGAGCCGTGCAGAGTGCCAAAACCATGCCGCGCGATCCTCGCTCTCCATCATCTTACGGAGGGCGCGGCGTTCCGCCGGAGTGAACTGCCTCCCATCATCGTCATCTTCGGTCATCTGCGCGCCACGCGCGCGACCATCGAGTGAAGGAAATAGAACCCGATGCAGGCGAGTTGAACCTGATACAATTCAGGGGACAGCGGGTCCGTTGAGCCAAGGTCCAGAACCTTGTCCCAAAGCACCAGCTTGGCGTTATAGATAACGAAAGGGAGGGCGAAGCCGACGCGAACGAATTGGTTTGTGCGCGATCCGGCTTCCGCCACCATCACGTCGCGCCGGGCCTCTAGCCCCTTCACCCGCTCGTCTGCGGCAAGCCGCTCCCGATCCGTCTGCGCGTTCTGCGCGGCGATCTTGTAGTCCGCAATCTTCCCGGCGATCCGGCTTATCGGGTCTATCAGCCCGATTAAAAAGGCGATCATTTCTGCTCGCCCGGTTTGGTTTCTAGAGCCTTCATAAGCTGGACCACAATCAGGCAGATCGGCCCGACCCAGCCCGCCCACGGCTGCGGCAGAAACGAAAAGTCCAGCGGCGAAATGATAACGAGAAGGTCAGGCAGCGCGATCAGGATTGCGCCAATCGACGTTACGATGAACGTGCGGAAGGCATAGACCCGCGCCCAGATACGCGACCAGAGCGAGCCGACGCCTGAATAAATCTCGGTCAGCTTGGCGTGCAGCCTTGGCCGGATGACAAACCAATATACCAAAAAAGGTACACTGAGCAGCAGCAGCGACCATATCGGATTTGCGAACATCAGACGCCCTTTTTGAAAATGCGGAGAATGGCGGCGAAGAACGACGCGAAGAAGCCAGCGCCGCGATGGGGGGCGGGTTCAATGTCGGGCGGGGGAGGAACAGGCATCGGCGGCCTGATGGTCGGCGGCCTCTTAGCGCCAGCCGTCGCAAGCGCCGCAGCGATCTTGCCCTGGAACAGTTCCGCCTCTGACTTGCGGCGACGGGTCAATCCGGCCAGCACCTTGCCGCCCGCCTTGTTCCATTTCAGGAGTTCATCGGGGACAGCGTGCTTATTTCCAGAATTGAGTTTCTTCCAGACGCCCGCGTGTCCTGGCCCACCTGTGTTGAATGCCCACGACACAAGCGCGTCGAACTCGTATTGAGCTAGTGGAACGCGAGTCATGCGCTCGACGCGCTTCTCGAACGTCACCATGTCGCCCGCGAGGACGGCATCACAGCCCCCCTGCGACCACACGGTGTCAGCATCAAACAGCGGCTTGTGGTGGTTGGTGTGGCCGTAGCCAATCGTGAGCACGCCAACCGGGTCTTTATAGGCTTTGAAGTAGCCGGGCCGCCCGTTGACGGCGCGATGGCAACCCTCGAAAGCCTTGACGATGGCAAGGCCGTTTTCGCTGATTTTCATTCTTATGATCCGAATGGGGGGACGTAGAGACAGAAAATGTGCGTGCCGCCCGGCAGTCGGCACAGGTGATATTCTTCATCTTGCGAGCGTTTTATTTTGCTCTTATCGACCACTTCGCCGGTCGGCAGCAGATACGAACCGTCAGGCAATGCCTGGATGCCCTTGGCGGGGATCGGCGCACAGTCTCGGTCGCTGCAACATTCCTGGTCGTAGGCCCAGCCGCGCGGGGCATCGTGCGGCAGCGCCACGCCATGCAGGAAAAGAACAAACGCGCCGACCATAAACACAACAGCGAGTGCGCCGCGTATCAACACATGATCTCCTCAATAATCATGCCGATGCGAGACGTTCCGGCTGTAGCCGTTCCGACGCTCGATTTGTGTTGGAGTTTGTATGTTGTTGCGGACGCGCTTTGTGGTGTGTCGATAACAATGTGTGAGATAGAGCCATCCGTCTGGATGTTCGTTCCCGAACCACTCACAACGCCAAGTGCCCGATAGTTGGATATGGCGGTAGAGCCCCGGACTAATTTGCAGTACATTTCCGAGTTAACACCGGCCCCGCCCGCAGAGATGGTGCCGGATGCGCTGGCGGCGGCCTTTATCTTGTTGGCTGCGCTAGTTGGTGTGATCGAGTACGAAGCGCCGGTAACATCGGTGTCGCTCGTGCTGGTTGTCGTGCTGCCGGTTTCGTCGTAGCCGTGGACCGTCTGCACAACGCACCCCGGTTGCGCCACGCCAGAATGAAAAAGCTGTACTTGGATAAGATTTGAAGTCGTCCAAGTGCCCGCCGTGACGCCAGTCGTATTCCATTCCAGAAATCCGAGAATCCGCATCGCTTTCGTGGTGACGGCAGTCCCGGTGTAAATCACGCCCGCGCTATCGGCTGCGCCTGCGCCGCCCTCTGCGGTACTGGACCTGGCGACATGATCGGCCAGTCCGTAAATCTGATTAGCGCCAGAGCAATTTATGACGCCGAGCCGGAACGTGCCGCCGTCATTAAACCCGACAACCCAGAGCCGGAATGCGGTTGACGATGTGACGCCGAGCGTTGATCCGGACGAAACAACGAGAGACGTTGCGGCGGTAACGTCCAGCGAGTCATAGTCGCCGGTCGTGAGGGTATTGTTACGAAAGCCGATTGAAACCGGGCTACTGGCTGATGGGTCCGCGCCTGCTTTTGTCTTGAGGGCGATTGTGAGGGCCGAAGCGGCGGCGGATACGGCAAGGCTGAGGTTATGGATGCCCTGCGAAACGCCGAAATTCTCACGGGCAGTCGCGAAACTCGCCAGATCGGAAAGGTTGTTGGCAGCCAACAAGTCGCCGCCGCCAGCAGGCGCGGTCCATGTCCCGTCAGCCTTTAGGAATTTTGACGCGGCTGCATCACCAGCAGAAGGCGCGGGGACCAAACCCTTGACACCGCCAGCACCACTATCGCCCGTGAACGCACTCAGAAGCGCCGTCTGCGCTGCCGCGCTGGCCGCGCCAACCATCGCGCGACCTGATGCAGTGAAGTCCGCAACAGCTGCGGTACCCGACCCGGTAAAATACGGAGCCTTGTCGGCTGCGCTTGTCAGTCCTGCGATGGCGGCAAGCTCTGCGTCATAGGCTTGCACGTTGGTCCCGATAACGAGGCCAAGCGTGGTTCGCGCGTCACTCGCAGCGGCGTCGTCAAGCAGCGTTTGAGCGAACGCGGAAACCCCGAGCGTTGTTAGAACGGCACCCGCCGTAGTATCGTCAAGAATGGTGCGCGCGAATGATGAAAGGTCGGTTGTTAGCGCGGTACTGACGCTATTGAAATACGCAAGCTTGTCAGCCGCAGCCGTGACACCCGCCAGCGCCCGCCCGCCCGCTGTGAGCGAATAGGCCGCAGCAACATCGGTGCCGGAAAAGTAAATTCCCTGGTTCGCAGTCGGCGTAAGCGCCGCAATGGAAACCAAAGTATCGTCAAGCCCACCCGAAATGGACGTTAGGAGAACGTCCAGGGCGAGACGCTTATATGTGCTGTCGGCACTGTTATAGACGAGGACAAACGTATTATCCCGATCAGCCGCCGCCACGGAAACAAGGGCCGTTTGATCGTCAAACGCCGGGGAAACCGTAATCGTCCCCCCCGATAGCGTTGCGTCAATGCCGTTGGTCCCAGCCACGCGAACCGGGAACTGCGGGAGCGCCCGCATCTTGATCGACGCAGCCGGGAGCAGCCGGATTTTAAGTGCCATTACAGGCCCCTCAGAATGGGGATGGTCCCGAGCAGCACTTGCGTCACAACGTCGTCGTCCTCATACAAAATGCCCACGTCATAGGTCTTAGGCTCAATCCCGGCCATCGTTGATGCGGACGCGGTGAACGTCACCTGTCCGTCACCAACAACCACAAGATCGCCACCTGACAGGCTCAAGGACAAAACCGTTGCCTCGCTCTGCTTATCGCGGAGCTTCAACGTGATTTCATCTGGCGGGGATGCCTGGACGAACCAAGCCGCGCCGGTTGTGTCGTTGACAAATTCAAGGGTGTCCGTCCACGTCTCCGCATTGGAGACGGGCGCTAACGTGCCGGAATACATGGGGTGTCCTATAGCCGGATATACCAAGTTCCCAGAACGTGCCGGGGCATGTTGTTGTGCGCCGTACCGGAGCCGGTGGAACCAGACGTGCCGGTAACATCGTGCGAGTGTGCGCCGTCTGATGCGATTGTCAGCGCGATGGCACCGACCGCAATTTCGCTTGTCGGATAAATAGTCACCGCGCCGGTCCCTTGAACGGTAGAACCGACACCGGGGATGCGGGCAACGTCGCTGAGTGTGGATGTTGAACCGGAGTGCGTGTGCGCGCCGTCAGAACTGGACGCATAGGAGCCGTCGCCGTGCGTGTGGGCGGCAAGTTCGCCGGTTACAAGTGTATGAGTGTTCGCGCCGCCGACCGAACCGCCCGTGGTCGCGTTGCCGGTCGTGTACGTTCCACCGTAGCCCGCACTCAGGGCAGAGTTGCCCATGTCGTCAACGCCCATCGGGCTTGCCGAACGGCAGTCAGGAAGGGCGATGGTTTTGTTCGCCGCGAAGTCAGCGGCTGCAGAAGCACCCCGGCCCGTCGAAACGGCAAGGATGCCGTTGGCGTGGCCGTTCCAAAGGTGGGTGTATAAATCCTCGGTATCGGCGTTGGCGCGCTCGGACGCCCCGGACGCAGCGGAGCCGATGGTGCGCCCGTTGGCGCGGACGTAGCCCGTTAGTGTCCCGGTCGTGGTCCTGAATTTCCAGTCGCCGGTTACGAAAATATCAGCGTCGGTGACGGACGTTGCCGCAGCCTCGACCGGGTCGGGGTTTGGCACCTCAACCGGGTAATAAAGCTGCGTCCCGGCCTCGGTCGTAACCTTGAGGTCATAGGACGTGGTAAATGGGATAAAGACGGTGGGCCAACGGCCCGTGGAGGCCGCTTCCAACGGGTGGTCGTGTGGTGTAGTCTCGTCCGCGTCCTGATAGACGGTTAGCGGCGTGGTCGTTCCACCCGAATAGAAATAAGCCAGCGCCCCGCCAGCTTTAACGTCGCTGGCGTCCCGCTCGATGGTGCCTGATTTGGTCCAGAGTGTACCCAAAGCCGTATCCTCAAAAGGAAGCGGCCCCGCTTTCGCGAGGCTGCTGCTGGTTTATTTTGTGTTGGTATTCTTGCTCGCCTGGGCGCCGTGGAACGGCTGGCTACTCTTCCTCGGCGGCGCTCTTTACTGGTCCCTGAATCGCCTTCAGAAGCGCGCCAGAGGTCACTTCAATTCCGTCTCTCGTCAGGCCCGATGACAGCGCGCGAGACGCGGATAGATATGCCGCGAATTTATTCGGCGTCGGATTGTTGACCAATTCCATTTGCGCGCGTTCGTAACGTTCAACCGCCTTCTGAACCGCCTTCGCATATTCAGGCGAACGTTTGGCGACCAATTCCTTGAGCCGGTCGATTTGCTTGCTCGTCAGATACGCGGCAAGTTTGTTTGACGCTGCGCCGATGGCCGGGATTGCAAGAGCCGCAGGGCCAGCCGCGTACATGGCGCCGCCAGCGCCAACGGTCTGAATGATGCCCTTTGACGGCGACAGTTGCCCGACGCTACGCAAGGCATTAGTGGCAGTCGTTCCCTCTACGATTTCCCGCATCGCTGCGATTTCGTCTGGCTTGAAGCTTGTCTTCCGCCCCTCAACCGCACGCTGCACGATGGGGGAAAGAACCTGACGCATTGAGTTGACGGCATTGCCGCCATAACCCGCCCTGCCCTTGCGTAGATCAGCCACAGCACCCTTGCGTTGCAAGTCCTGCACGGCCATTGCCGTGGAGTGGACAGCATCGCCGTGTTTAAGGTTTTGCGCGGCAGACGGCGCAACGTCAGTGATTGACTCCATCAGAGTACGGCTGGCAACTGCGGCGGCGTCCCTGACAGATTTCTCGGAATTAGCAAACCCGTGCCCGATGATCTTCTTGACCTTCTGTAGATCGTTGAGCGATGTCATCTTGCCGCTATCGAGATAGGTTAGCGCGGCCCTGATCGGCGCACCGGCCATCTCCTCCGACAAGCCAACATCATCGAGGGCGCCACGAATACGATCTGAGATATTGGCAGGAACCGGAGTTGCCCTCGCCTGCTGTTCAAATGCCCGATAAGACGGCTTGGCCGTCGCCATGATGTCGGACGCCTTGGGCTGGATATGACCAGCCGCAGGAAGCGCGGCACGAGCAGTAGGGGCGCCCGCCAACATGCCCGGCGCAAGCACGCGGGCTCGCCCCACAATCGGGCTCTCCTCCGTCTCGGCAGACTTAGCATAAACCTTTGGCGTGTTGTCCGCAGGATCGCGCATGACAACGTGCTTGGTGTTGTCGGTCGGCATAACTTGCCCGGACTGCGGATCGCGGAACTGGATCGAACCGTCGTCGCCCTCGAACACCTCGGTTGAGATGAGGTTCTTGGATAGGATATCGACGTTCGGCGTTGCGCCTTGGGACGCCGCAGCAAGGGTGTTGCCGTGCTCAATCGCCATTCGTTGAACGGGAGACGTGGCCGGGCCGGTCGTCATATCCCGTGCGGTGCGCTCTAGGCCCTGCTGCATGGCTGGCGCGTTGGCGGGCGCTTCCGGCTGAACGAAACGGTCAGCAATCGGATTGACGGTGATCTTGGTTGGTGCGTCTGTTGCCGGGGCATCTTTTGCCGCGCCGTCGAATTGATCGAAGAAATTGCCGCCCGCTGGTTTTGACTGCGCCGAAACATCAGTCGGCCCAAGCGCACGGCTGAACTTCTGACCGTAACCCTGCACGGTCGTTCCGAGCACATCCTTTGCGTTGGGATTATTCATCCCACGCTCGCCGGCGAACCACGCCTTAGCCGCGCCCTCGGGTCCGTACTTCTCAACGTACTTGCCGAACTTCGCCTCGAATACCTTGTCCTGCAATTCGGGGCTGGACAGCCATTCTTGCCGCGTCAGTGGACGACCAAGAACCTCGGTCGTCCACGGCGCAATGTTTGCGCCCATGACCTGATACTTGCCGAAAGCGCGGTCGCCGTTCTTTGTAACCGGGCCGATGGCCTTGTAATTTCCGCCGCTCTCAATGCCTGAAATGGCATCGGCAAACGGAGACGCCTTTGGCGTCGGTGCTGTGTCGAACTGGTCGAAAAAGTTAGCCATCTATTGCCCGAGCACCGAAGCGGCTGCGCCCTGCCCGTACTTGGCATCGAACTGAGCACGCAAAGACGGGTTCGCCGTGAGCGCGGCTGCGGCCCGCGGAGGAATGGCGCTTGGTTTGGTCGCGGTGCTTGGCTGCGGTGCATCCCCGCCAATATAGCTCTGCCAATTCGAGACATTGCCCTTATTGATTACGAGTTTGCCGTCCTTGCGGGAAAATACCGGGTTCGCCTTGATGTACGAATCCCAAGCATCGTCAGCCCCGGCGAGCGACCTGTTGCGCTGCAAGTACGTTTGATAGAATTTACTGCGCTCGATAGTTCGATTAAGCCCGGCCTCTTGCCCGTCGAACACAATGTTTGCGCCATCGTCGGCCATGTGAAGGCCGGGGGTGGCCCCGGCAAACATGGCCTGCTCTCTGTCCGTAATCGCGCCTTTTGTTTTTTCGGAAAACCCAAGCTGAAGATCGACGGCCTTGGACCGCAGCGCGGCGGCGTTACCCGCTTCTTGCCCGCTGGGGATAATGCCAAGGAGACCCGACTTCATCCCAAGGGCTTGTCCAACATTTGTTCTAATGTCGGGCAACCATCCGCCCTCATAGGAAACGCCGTCGCGTAGCCCGCGCATCTGGGCAATGTCGGATGTCATATCCCGAGCAGTATGGGCGGCCTCGTCAAACATCTTGACGCGGTTTGCATATGCCTTCTCTTGTTCGCGCGTCAGCGTTGACGGCTTGCCTGGTATTAGCGGCTGCATCCCGCCTGCGCCGGGGGCGGGCGCAACGCCGGGAGCGGCGGGGCTGGTTCCAGGCGCGCCAACGGCGTTTATTCCATTGGGGCCGCGATTGATCGCATAGTATCCGGTTTCGGCGCTGCCAATAATCTGCGGCTTTCCAAAATCTCGATCTTTGTTGCCCTGATCGCGCTTCGCCTCGTCAACGCGGAATTGGTAGTCGCGGGAATTGTTGCCAAGCTGCGCCAGCGTCATGCCGAGTTGAACGTCACCACCAGCGAGGGCCTTTTGCGCCATCGCGCTATAGTCAGCGTTCGGCCCCATCTGTCCCAGTTCGGACAGCACGTTTTGCCGCCTGTTATACTGCTGCCCCTCCCGGTAAATCTGCGGGAGACGCGCGATAGGCGAAAAGTCAACGTTGTAATCAGCCATGTTAGCCGTACTGCATATATGCGGGGTTGACGTTGCCGGACGACATGAACGGGTTTGAGTTGCCGCCCATTGAAGGGTTGCCGCCGCCTCCGAACATTGCGCCAATGCCACCACCCGGAATCAAACCAGTGCCCAGCGAAGCCAAGTTCATCCCAAGCCCCCACATATTCTTGCTGCCCGCCATCTGTGCGTCAGCAGCGTACTTGGAGGCGTCGGCTTCCTGCTTGTATGTGTTGGCATAGGGCTGCGCCAAAGCCAGCGCGCTCCCGACCTTCGCATTGGCCGCGCCGGTCTGTAGCCCCGCCTGTCCCGTCCCGTATCGCTGCGCAAGATCGGCCATCATCGAGCCGCGTTGCGTTGCAAGCCCCGCCTGGCCCTGGCCCAAGCCGGTTTCAATACCCGCTAGTCCCGTCGCCGTCCCGGAGGTCGCCGCGAGTTCTGGACTGGTGAAGCCCAGAAGCTGGTTCATCCATTTGTCGTATTCATTCGAGGCAAGCCCGGCGCCGAAGGTCTGCGCGTCACGGTCAGCATTTCCGCCGTCTAGCATTCCACCCGCCGCACGTCTGCGGTTGATCGCCTCCAAGCCCTGTTCCATGTTGAAATTGTACGCAGGCCCGGCCTGGAACGCCCCGCGTGCATCGGCCTGCCCTTGTGCGCCGTTCACACCCAGAGAGTTGAGCGCCATCGTGGTTGCGCCGCCGTACTTGCTGGACAAGGCTTTCAGCGGGTCATACGCCGCCCGCGCAGCACCGGCCCCGCTGTTAAGATAACCGGACGCATCGCTGTAACCCTGACCAACAGCGCCAGCCCCGGTGTTGTAGCCCTGCGTCAGAGCCCCGAGGGACAAGTCAAGGCCGCCCTCAATGGCAGCAGTGTTCGCACCGCCGACCTGATCGAAATATGAGCGTTGCTGTCCGGCTGCCTGTTTGGCTTGTTCGGCTGCCTTTTTCGCAGGTGCGCCGGTGAAGATGTCGAAAAGACCCATTGGGTGCCTCTAGCTGTAGTCGCTGATTGTTGTATTTGTGCCGGTCGCGGATGGCGTACCGACCACGCGGCCTTTGACGTGGCAGTTGGAGCAATCGGCATCCAACGTCACGTTGCCGGCTATCGAGTTTGCGCCGAGATAAACGTCGTCGCAGTTCGTCATCGTGATATCGCCGTCAACGCCCCAGAGCTTGAATTTCATGCGAGTGAGAACGATGCCGGTCCCCGCGCCCATCGCGAGGTCGCCGGTCCCGATGTAACCGCCGATCCATTCCCAGCCCTGCACGGCGAGGAATTGCGCGCCCGTGGTGGTGACGTTCTTGAAATGCCCATCACGGGCACCCGTCGCGCCGGTCGTCTTAGCCCGCCCGTCAACGAACAGCGCCGTGTCTTGGAACGTCCCCGCGCCGTGGCCGATGCTGACATTCTCGACCAGCGTGAAGCCGCAATAAAGTGACGCCGTTGAAACGATAGAGAGCGCGCGTCCGGTTGAGCCGGAATGAGCCAGAAATGAAATCCCGCGAATGACGCCCCAGTGCGCCCCCGAAATCGTAATCAGTGCCTCGTCAACGGACGCCGTATAGTGCCGCAAAAACCTTGTGCTTTCGGCACCGCCGCCAGAGTCGATGAACGGGGCAAACGTGCTGAACGATGTCGGCTTGGTCGTGAAGTAGTAAGACGCGGGACGCGGAACGAGTTTCCGCTGTTGGTTCTTGGCGACGATGTAGGAGTTATAGAGGTTCAGCGCGGTTGTGTTGTTGTGCGCCGTGTCGTCGGATTTCCCGCCAAGCATTTCCATTGTAAGGACATGCTCGGCCAATTCAAAATAAGCACCCGTCGCGTCAACCACATAGGCATCATGCGACGGTTGCGCCGCCACGCGCTCATAAAGCGCGCCGCCGTTATCACCAACTGTCGTATATCCCGCCGTCCTTAGAAAATCACCGGGGACGGTGATGGTCGGGACAGTCGCAGCCGTATCTATCGAGACAATGCGCGAGTCGATGTTACGGAAGATGTTTTGAAGCTGGTTGTACCACTCATGGGTGATGAGCCGCCTATCGTCCACAACGAACGAGGACGGGTGAGGCAACTCCGGGATGGTCATGCGGCGCGCTGAATGGCGGCAAGTTGCCCGCCCAGAAATCCAACATGGACAGGATCAGACACCTGCAAACGAAACCGCTTGCCCTTGGCTTTAATCAACCCCGTCCGATGAACGGTAACGGAAACCTCCGGTTCACCCTCGCCGCCAAGACCCCGCTGTACGGGGCTCCCGTAGGTGTAGCCACCATCATTCGACCACGAGACAAGCACCTTGGGATCGGTCTGGATCGGGTCTTCACCCGCCGCCAACCCAACCGCCGCCGTAAAATCAAAGTCAGCCCTAGGGGCACCAACGCGGGCCGGGAAGTTGGAGACAATCCCGCTCTCGACTGTCCAGATCAGAGGGTCGTTTGCCTCGCGATAATAGGAACTATCAATCTTGAACAGCTTGCCGGTCGTGCGGTCGCCGGACCACCATTCGTCAAAAGTCCGCACCGCCACCGACATGCGGCTGTCATCGCGGTTGTAGCTTTCGCGCTCGTTCCAGTTCCCGGTTCGTTGGTTGTATTCCCACGTCCATTCACCGGGGCTGGTCAACTGCCAAATCGGATTGCCGTCGCTCATGTAAACGGAGGCTTCCAACAGCGAGGCATCCGCGCAGGACTGAATGGCCCGCTCAACGTCCGGCGTCGATATGGGCTTCGGCGTGTAGCCGTCGAGGCGATGCACGCGCAAATCCTCACCCACCCAGATTAACTCGTTTTCCCAGCCCGGCTCCCAGCCGGCAATGGCGTGCGTGCCGCAAATCCCTCGTGGAATTGTGAAGCGCCGCTCAAGGGGGAAAGGCGATGTCCCGGCATCACGATAGACGCCACACCATTTATCCCCGAACGCATACACTTCGTCGCGGAATGTCACGACGCGGCGAAGCACAAGCCCCTGCTCGGTCGTGTAGGAACTGGTCGAAATCGTCACGGCGTTAAGACCGCTGGCGAATATCCGGCCATCACCAATCGAGAAGATGAAATAGCCGTCGATCATGCAAACGCTGTTCGGCTGCGGCAAGTCCGCATCAGCAAAGCTGGTCGGGGCCGAACCCGTGAACAGGTTGAAACAGCCTGCCGTGGTCACGGCCACGATGTTCGGCGTCCCGGCGTTGTTCTTTGCGACCGTCAGGCGATCCGTACCGGACAGGGCGCCCAGGTTCGTTGTGGTATAGACACCAGCCGATTCCGTGATCGAATAAACGCGGGTATCCATCGCGACGAGCAGCGTTGACGCGACAAGGATTGCGCCGCGCAAGTGTGAATGCCCGGTGATGTCAACGCGCTGCCGCAGCCCCGGCGTGCGCTTCCACACAACGGGAAACCGCGCACTTTCGCCTAGCTTCTCGGCATAAGCGTTGATAAGCCGCCCGCCGCCCTCTTGAAGTTTCGCGCCCGGCGATGACGACAACGGAAACGGTATCGCCCCCATCAGTAATAGTCCGCCTGCGCGGGTTCATAGCTCGGGCGCGCCATCGTGACGCGCCGCAATAGTTGCTCGAAATACTCTTTCTTAGCCCCGTCGATTTGCAGGCCGAACATGGTCGAGCATGACACCGCGAGAAGCTGAGCGATGGCGTCGAACCACTCGCCCGGTATCTCGTCAATGTCTGACACGTCGCAGATGTTGTCCGCCGAAAGCTGATCAGTCAGGCTGTCAACCTTGGCATCCACAACGTCGAAATCCTCGTCATCCGGTTCCTGCCCGGCGCCGACAACTTGCAAGTCTCTCAAGGCTTGGTTGACAAGCTGGATGCGTGTGAATGTAGCCATCAGGCGACCTTTTTCATTGCGCGCCGCTGCTTGCGGTTAAGTCCGCTCATAATCGCG